GATTTCTACATTTTCCATTTTGATATAATTAGGTTAATACTTTGACAAATGTAAAAATAATTTTTTGAAAAACAAGCTTTGGGAAAAAATTTTAACGCCACGACCGAAAATCTTTGATCCGCCGATATATCAAAATTTTTGAGGTGACAAAATTTTTTATGTTAAATTTTAGAAATTTAGAAACGGTCTAAATAAAAATAGGCAAGTAGGCTATTTTTCAAACCTACCTACCTATTTTTTGGCTATCTTTGCACTATTACGCGCTATTACGCGAAAACCTGTGGAAATCTGGCGATATTTAGAGATCCAAAATTATTTTTCTTTTCTGGAAAGTTAGATATTTTCTACCTTGACCGTCTACCTTGATGAACTGTTTTTTAGCCGTTTTAAGCGCACTATCTGTTACCGATGCTATATCACCCAATACAGTTATATAAAGTCCGTTAGATCGGATAAAAACAGGCTCTATGCTGTTATCTTTGTTCTGGTTCATATAATTAGTGGAAAATTAGACCTATTTTGTTATTTTCGTTAAACCACTTTGTCGCAAGTAGATCATATTTAGAGCAATCTACATATCCCGCTGCAGCTAGATCTTTATCGGACTTAAATATCTTTGTGTGGCGGTCTGTAGGCTGTATTTTATCGCGCTGTTTACCACTATCTGAAAATATAAAGTCGTAATTTTCTGGGATCATCCCTTTGCTTTTAAATTCCTTTACAAGTTCCACCATATTAGTGTAACTATAAAAACGTACGTTAGGTAACTTTTCGGCTATTTCGAACCACTTTAACATATAGGCGCGACTGTAGTAGTCGCCACTATCATGAACGCGAATATAGGTAGCTTTCTTTTTCTCTATAGTTTTAACCATAGTATCTACAAAGCTATCTAATTTTGTAGCCTCGTATCTTTTCTCAAAAGCTGGCTTAACATTAGACCAGCTATAAGCACCTTTGCGGGCGTAACAAAATTTTACGCAAGTGTCCGCCATAGGGCATGTTAATTTACCTGTAGCGGTCTTATAAGCTGGTATACCAAAGTTAAACAGTCTAACATTGAATTCTTTACTGGTTTTCTTGATTTTACTGTTTTGAGTTAAAAGTTCCATAGATCAAATAATTAAGTTAATAAAACGGTTCTGCGAACCTACAAAATATTTTTGATATAAACAAGTACGTAAACCACAAAGTTACCTAGATCACCGAAATTTAGAACCAGTCTAAATAAGGTATACAGTAGCTATTCTTACCCAAGATCTTGCTACTGGCTAGGTGGGTAAGTGTCTATTACGCGCTATTAAGCGGAAATCTGGTGGAAATCCTGACTCTATATATACAAACTATATAATTATATATATTATATAGTTATATATAACCTCCCTTTAGGGGAGGTATAAGATAGACAGATGATATATCTACTATCTATCTACACCAATAAACACCCTACTGTCTATATATACTAATTATATAATATATATATAACCCCCTTTAGGGGGGTATATAATATATAGACTATATAATCTATATATTATATATACTATATATATATAGGGGGGTATATGATATATATCAGTAGTCTATTCAGGGGGGGGGCAAAAGTTTGTCCGTCCGACAGAATATACTGGACAGGCTGGACAAGATTCGGACAGATGTAGTAAAACAGCAATGTTAGGCAATCCATTTCGTTACTTGAGTTAATTAGAGGCTCTCTAAGGCATTATCTCTCATCCAGTGATACGGATATACCACATGATGGTAGAAAGTCGCTTAGAAGGGCTTAAAATAGCCTTATATTGGATGTTGGGGTATATCTTGTTCAGTGGTATAGTCTGTTCAGGTACAATGAACAAGTGCATATATTGCACATACCTCTGAATCCCTTGTAAACATTGGGAAAATGAAATTAATTTGAAAATAATTGCATCAGGATTTGCATATGTCGTAGGAATGTCGTATGTTTGCCCTGTTGTTTGATTGATACCACAAGGAGCGAAGCGGATTGCTCAACAGTCTACAACACATCGTTCATCACTTCACGTCCACGCTACATACAGCGAATCACTACATACGAGTAGACGAACGTAAGGCTCTTTGACATATTGGGAAAAAGGGGAGGACAGGTGTCCTTGCGGGGGTTCGATTCCCTCCTCCCCTACTAACTTAAATTCTATTATTATGGCAAGTACAGAAGAAATCAGAGGATTTATCAACGGAGCTAAGGGTCAGTTCTTTAGTGGTGTTTACATTAAGAAAGACGGATCACTCCGAAAGTTCTTAGGTAAGGAGTTCAAGGCATCGGCTATCGTAGGTAGTGTCTCTACTCTTGCAGAAGACCAAATTGCTTACTACGACATGAACGCTAAGGGATGGCGTAGTTTCAAGTCAGGTCAGCTCAGAGAGCTTACCATTGGCACAGAGAAGGTTATTGATGAATTAAATCAGGATTGATTATGGGTTATTCAATTATTAAGTACAATGATTATCGGGACTTTGTGGCTGTTATTGGAGAGAAGGACTACGTTAAGGAATACCTATCGGAGATTAAGGAAGAGCTTGATAGTATTAAAGGCTCAGTATATACCAGCTCATCTTTAGTTTATGATAAGGTTATTAAGTCCAATGAAAATGGAACTACCTCAGTCTACGGAGAGGTATACATTGAATTAGACAGTAGATTCAATAGGTTTGGTGTTTATACCGAATCTCAGAATATGTTAATGCCAAGAGGTAATGGCTATTTTCTTAGAGTGTTTCAGATAGGTGTAGCATTTAGAGAGGTCTTCATTGATATCACCAATGAAATGCTTGAGTTTATTGACACTTATGAAACTGGTTTTGAGTCCGACTAATTGGGTCAGGTATTGGGTTATGGTATTATTGCTATTGACTTGCGATGTACCTACCCTACCAACCTACCCTATGTCGAATAATTATTTGCGATTGGTTAGTGAAACAGATGCTGGGAGGGGAATCTTGTTCCCTCCCTCCGATTGGTTCGGACACGAGCGTATCATCTACACTCCTATCTCCTATTACGCACCCTTCGCAGATAGCTCCAACGTACTGCTCAGGCTCTTAGTCCTAAACACCTATGACCCTACCTTTGGGATGGCACAGGTCAGTACCTTAAACATCACAGGTTGCGACAGTATGATTGCAGATGGTTCTACCCTTACTTTCTACTCCGATGAGTACAGTGAGATAACCTCGTTCAATGCACCTGAGGGTCAGTACCCCAATGCACCATACACCGATTCGAGCGTTGTGGTGCTTTTATTTGCCGATACAACGATTATTAACCTGCCTATAACCCAATATACTTCCGAGAGGCTAAAAGTCCCTCAGAAGCCAATTATAGGCTTTTATTACTTTATAACAGACTATGCGGTACATTAACCAATCATTGCCACATCAGTGGATGCGATTCCCTTCGGTGGAGGAGATTAAGGAAGTGGCAGACCTTATCGGTCAAGACTTTGAAGAGGTCTACCAATGCGCCTTAATCGCTTACTTTGATATGAACCATTTATACAATTAATTATGTTTACAGAAAGAAAAGATTTAGACATCCAAGCATTCGTAGACCAATATGCTACGGCTGAAGTAAAAGGTATCATTAATAACCTAATTGATGGCTTGTATGACTGTTTATACGAACATTATAAGTTCTTAGAGGCAGTACCACGCCTTCGATTCCATCTCTATGAGGAGGTGAAGCTAAAAGACGGAAAGGAGTACATCATCTCCTGCTTCTGGACATTCGAGCGCGTGAATGAGGATGAGCCACTGGTAGCCTTCGACCATTACTCTCCTGTACATGATGGAAGTCTCAACATCTTTGTAGATTGTAACGATGAAGACGATGATTCGACCTTCGCCATAGACATCTCAGCGGAGGTAGATGAATGGAGCTATTACCATTACAATCACGAAAGAGGAGCAGAACCTAAACCCATATTACAATGAAGATTACTATTACGGACAGCCGAGGGATAACCACGACCTTCGAGTCAGACCAAGTTAAAAAGGAGTATAAATTCAACGAGATCATCTTTAAGTCCCATGACTGGAGCATCTCCAATAAGATAGAAGACAATGAGACATGGTAGCTTATTTTCAGGAATCGGAGGGTTCGACCTTGCAGCAGAATGGATGGGATGGGAGAATATATTCCATTGCGAGTGGAATCCATTCGGTCAGAGGGTATTAAAACATCATTTTCCAAAATCAATCAGTTATGAAGACATCACCAAGACAGACTTCTCTATTCACAGAGGAACAATCGACATCCTCACAGGAGGATTCCCTTGCCAACCCTACTCCACAGCAGGGAAGCGACTTGGGAAGAATGACGAACGCCATTTATTCCCAGAAATGCTTAGAGCAATTCGAGAAATTAAGCCACGTTGGGTTGTGGGCGAAAACGTTCGCGGCCTTGTTAATTGGAATGGAGGGCTGGTATTCGACGAGGTGCAACTTGAGTTGGAAGCTGAAGGGTACGAAGTCCAACCGTTTTTACTTCCAGCTGCTGGCGTCAACGCCCCGCACAAAAGAGACAGGGTCTGGTTTGTTGCTTACTCCAACGACCAGAGAGGAAGTGGTGAATTTAGATACGTTTCAGAAGAGAATGGACAAATATCCAAATGGAACGAAGATGCCAAACTTAGCAACTCAAGTGAGTCAAATGCTTCCAACGCCAACGGCAATGGAATACAAAGACAGCCAGCTCACGCCAGAACAGGCGAAGAAATTAGACAAAGGGGGAAGGATTTTAAGAAGATTGGGGACGAATGGGATATTGGAAGATGGGAAATCTTCCCGACTAAACCCCCTGTTTGTGGAGGAGATGATGGGCTTCCCAGAGAATTGGACGGTATCACCTTTCCTAAGTGGAGAAACGAATCCATAAAAGCCTATGGGAATGCAATAGTGCCTCAGGTAGCGTTACAAATATTTAAAGCAATAAAAGAATATGAGCAATGAAGAAAGCGTAGTGTCTATGATACTACAACACCTAAAGAAGTATGAGTTCCCTATTACTAAGGCGGAAGCAGAGCGGTGGTACAACCACGAGCGCGACCTTTTATACCTTTATTACAGGAAGGGTAAAGAAACCAGCAGTAATCAATTAAAAGTAAACAGAAATGAAGAAGTCAGCAGTTGAATGGTTAGCAGAGAAGTACAACTACATTGACTGGATGCGTAGGCGGGATGAGATATCTCCCGCCACCGCAGATGAATGGAGGTTTAAGTTCTTAAACGAGGCTAAGGAGATGGAGAAGAAGCAGATAGTTACTGCCTATGACCAAGCCAATCTGGACAGTTTTGTAGATGATGTATATAATAACGATAAGCCTAATGATGGCGAGGCGTTTTATAATTGGTATTACGGACGTTAGGCAGAAATCAGGGTCAGGTTATAGCCTTACACAGGGTATTAATAGGTCAGGATATAGCTTGACAATAGCTTAGACATTTTTTAGACATTTTAGACATTTTAACACCGAAGAGAAATGAAAACAGTAATTCAGGAAGTATATTACAACTTCAACTTAATGAGCGATGCCGATTTTAAGGCGTGGATGCTCAACAATGACTTGGAGAGGAAAGAGAGAGAGCAGATTATGAATGCTTGGATGGATGACAGATTCCCATTAGATAAAGATTGGGTCAAGCGATGTGCTGAACAATACTACAACGAAACTTTTAACACCAAAGAGAGATGAAGATAACACTTGAGTATTATGAGCACACTTGCGGAGACGGATGCTGTTACACTACTGGGTACGATGTGTTCGTAGATGGCGAGAAGATTGGCTTTATCGGTGAAGATGCTCAAGAGTTAGCAGACCTATTAAACGAAACCTTTAACACCAAAGAGTGAGGGAACTACCCGCCATTAAACCCTAAAATAGTGGTTAATGTAGTTTTTGCACATCATCAGATTATATGCAATAACAATTAATAACCCTTTTAAATCAATAATTATATGTCAGAACAACTAAAGACACTAAGTCCAACCATCTTGTTTATGACTTGGATGCGAGATGTAGTCAAGTCAGAGTATTACTGCGATGATTCCCAGATGGAGCTTGCAGTGGAACGATTAACCTTAAACACCAATAACAATGCCTACACCAAACAGAAATGAGAACCGCAGTGAGTTTATCTCTCGCTGCATGGGAGATGGTGAGATGAACACCAAGTTCCCAAACCGAGCGCAACGCTTAGCAGTATGCGCTGTCTACTGGAGAGATAGAGATAAGAAATAATATCATCATCTTATATTATCTTTCTATATAGGCAATTTTTATGCAAAGGTTTTTATATCTTTGTGAAGCAGAGTAGTAACCAATACCTTTTATTATGTTCATAGATAAGTCAGAAGCTACTAACGAGGTCTTATCGGCTCTCGTAAAAGCTAAGAGTCAAATCGGCTCTATCACTAAGGGGTCAGCCAATCCTTTCTTTAAGTCTAAGTATGCAGACCTGTCTGCTATCTTAAACACCGTAGAACCTGTGTTGCAGGAGTTTAATCTTGCGGTCATTCAGCCAGTAGTAAACATCGACTCATCGTCTTTCATCGCTACGACCTTTATCCACGAGTCAGGACAGTATGTATCTATCCTTGGCTCAGAGTTGGTGGCTGCTAAGCAGAATGACCCACAGGCTCTGGGTTCGGCTATAACCTACGCTCGCAGGTATTCTATCTCATCTGCCCTGAGTCTAAACGCAGAGAATGATGATGATGGAGAGCGCGCGATGAATAGAGGCAATTACAGCCCCTCTAAGCCATCTTCGTCTTCCGCAAGTGTATCACCCTTCGAGAAGATGAAATCGTACCTTAAAACGGCTGAAAATAAGCCTGAGACGTATGAGAAGATTATCAACTCGCCTAAGAACCGATGGCTGACTAATGGTCAGAAGGCTGAACTAAAGAAGATGATATGAATCTGAATTTAGACAGCGACTATTACTCCGATAAGACCTTAGTGTCTAATAGTATGTTAGGTAGGATGACTGAGAACATTCGGTTATTTGCTCTGTGGATGGAGGGGAGGTATGAGTACCCCTCTTCCTCCCACTTTGTCCTTGGAGACTACTTCCATACCCTTATATTAGAGCCTCACAAGTTGGAATCTAAGTTCCTGATGGCAGATGTATCCTCTCGGAATACCAAAGCCTATAAAGAACTTGTAGAGGAGGCTGGGAATAAGGATGTGATTACCCGACCTGAGTACTATATGGCGAAGAATATGACTGAGAATATAATGGCTCATGACATATTACGCGAGGTCATCGAGGAATCTGAGCATGAAGTGCCTGCCGTTAATGAAGTATTCGGCATCAAGTGCAAAGGCAAGGCAGATATGGTATGGGATGTAGATGGAGTACGCATCATAGCAGACCTCAAGAGTACGTCTAAGTACGTTACTGACTTTGAGAAATACGCTTACATCTACGGCTACCACCGCCAAGCTGCAATGTATATGGAACTATTCGATGCGGATGAGTTCTGGTTCATACCCTCTGAAAAAGCATTCCCTTATACTCCTGCACTATACCGCTACGGAAGGAACAGTGAGTTCTTTAGGAACGGAATGAATCGCTTAGAGCGAGACCTCAGTACTTATCGAACGATGTTTATCGAAGGTCAGTACAACTTAAACGACCTTCTTATAGTAGAAGACATTTAACTTTTAACCCTTTAATTTTTATTACCATGGCTGAAAACAGCAGAAAGTGGGTTGGGTCTACCCACGTTAAACAAACCCAGTACGGAGATATGTACAAAGTCGGTCTTAATGCCGAGCATCTCGAAATGTTGAAGCAACACCTTAATGATAAGGGTTGGGTAAACATTATGGTTGCCAGTAAGAAAGACGGAAACGGAAGCTCTTGGATTGATGAGTATGTTCCACAGGGCGGAGGCAACAGTGCTCCTGCTCCCGTAAACGGAGGTGAATCCGACCTTCCATTCTAAGTCGGATTATTTTTGTTGATTGATTGTATAGAGGGGCATATTGCCCCTCTTTTTTACGGATAAAAAATAAAGGAATGAATAAGATAAAGTTTGTATTTGATAAGGCTATATGGGTAAACGAAGATACCTTCATCAAATTGATATGCGAAGTCCACGACATCGATAAGGAATCTCTCTTGGGAGAAAGCAGAAAGGGTACTTATGTTACCGCAAGAGCAGCGGCTATATACCTATTACGGACACATACCAAGCTAACCGCAGTTTCCATAGGGAAGATGTTCAATAGAGACCACGCAAGTGTATTACACCACTTCAACTCTGTTTCAAGTAAGATTGGTTTAGGTTTCGGCAAGGAGTACAAGATTAATCAGATTAAGTCAGAATTGATCCTGTCCGATGACCTTGATGCAAACTCTATTATTGATATCTTGATTCGCAAGAGCAGGTCATGGGGTAAGGCAAAAGGTCTTACAGATGTCAAGTCCCAGTCTATGAAGCTGATGGAGGAGGTTGGAGAGTTGATGGCTTCAATACTAAAGGACAAACGAGAAGAGCAGTTGGACTCCATTGGAGACATTATGGTCGTACTCGCAATCCTTACTGACCAATTAGGCATTGATATTACGGAAGCCTTCCAGAAAGCCTACGATGAGATTAAGAATCGCACTGGGAAGACCGTTGATGGAAGTTTCATTAAACAACAAGACCTATGAAGGTAGACAAGAATATGTATAAGAACATCTGCAAGATGGCAGAGGAAGATAAGGTGATATCCAAGAAGATGGTGGACTATATGTTCAGGGAGATGAAGGCGGTGATGACATTGGTTAATCGCAACTTCAAATGGGGCTATGTTCCTGAGTCTGACTGGGAGGATGCCTATTCAGAACTCTACTTAGGGATGTGTAAGTATATTGGCGATGAGATTACGGATAAGACAGACGTATTTGCAAGGCTTGGTAGAGCCACTGCTAAATACCTATTCGACTCAGGAAAGACTGTCACGAAAAGTAAGCGAAAGAATATGCCGATGGTCTATGAGGCAGATATGAAGATTGGTAGCACCAATGAATACACAAAAGAAGAAGTCTTTGAGATGAAGATTCAGTATAATGGGCATATAGACGAAGAGAAGGCAGTTGAAGATTCTATCCAGAATGAACACAATAAGGAGTTCCTCAAAAAGACATTCAAGATGGATAAGTTTGGCATCATGCCTATGCTTTACGATGGGTATTCTATTGTTGCCATAGCTGATAAAATCGGAATGCATCCAACAACAGTTTCTGGTCGGATACAAACAATGCGAAATAGGTACTTAAAAAGAATAAGCAATGAATAAGCAGAAGATTTACAGAGTTGATGATGTACGGGATGGCATCTTTCAACTACGCAGAGAAGGGTCTCAGAAGGGTGAATGGGCTGGCTTTAGAGACCTGCACGAGCATTACTCCATCAAGGAGGGTAGCTTTACCATCTTGTTTGCAGCACCTGCAATGGGCAAGTCCCAGTTCTCTATCGAACTGATGATGAATATGGCAGAGTACAAAGGTTGGAAATGGGTTGTGGCTACTCCTGAGATGGGTTCTCCTAAGGAGGTATTCGCTGAGCTATGTTGGGCATACCTGCGTAAGCCATTCTTAGAGTACGATGGAGACTATGCCACCGATGAAGAAGCGCAGAAGGCAATAGAGTTTGTGCAGTCCCACTTCATAGTTGTAGATGCAGGAGCAGACGATATGTCCATCGCTGACTTCTACACCACCATTGAAGATACCATCCTCGAAGACCCTATGATTAAGGGAGTGCTGATAGACCCCTATACGGAGTTTAAGAGCGCAGTAGCAAAGGGAGTGCGAGATGACATCGCAGTAGGTCAAGACCTTACCCTGATTCGTAAGATGAGCAACAAGTACAACATCCACACCATCGTAGCGGTACATACCCGCCACCAACAGGTTGTTACTCGACAGTCCTCATCAGGAAGAACCATCAGCTACCTGCCTGAGCCTACCTTTAACGACATCGCAGGAGGCACAATGTGGTCGCGTAAGGGGATGGCTATCATCGCGCTATGGAGGTGTCCGTTAGGTCTTGAGGATGAGCATGGCAATCCTTATGAGCCTAATCAGGTTAAGATTCGAGTCCTGAAGGCTAAGCCCAAGAGCATTGGTCGGGCAGGAGATGTGTACCTCTTCTATGACCGTATGCAGAATCGGTACTACCACAAAGATGGTACAGACCGAACCTACTCTTTCCCTGACCCTAACTCGTTTGAACAAATAGAAATACCGTTATGAAGCTAAGAGAGAATAAGTTCTTCCCACAGACATCGGATTCTTATTACCGCTTGTTTGCCCTCTACATGAACTTAGGCTTAGACCTGAGGGCTAAGTATGACCCTGAGATGGAGGAGATAGTAATCCTTGGTAGCAAGTTTAAGAAGTACAGTTGCAAGCTATACTTTGAGAACGGCATTGAGGAGGAAGAGGAGCGCATCACTATCTTTGACTGCTCAGGAGAGAATCCTATCAAAGCAGGCATATCCACTTGCTATACCGACTACTTCTGTATGTTCAACTTTGCCACCATGAAGTTTGTATTGGCTGATGTAGCTTGGACTAAGAAGTACATGAAAGGTAAGGACTTGAAGACTACATACGATGACAATAGGAAGGAACGATATGTAACCATCAACCCATTGAAGGATTACTTCCCTGACAATCCCATCGTAGAGGGCGGTAGAACGATGTATTACAGAGGTTTTTTAGATAGAAGCCATCTTTCTATGTAGTTTTTTATACCTTTGTGGCATGAAGTATTACAGACAAGCAAGGTTCATCATCGAGGAGAAGTTTCCATCACTGAATAAGTTTTACTCTTCTCCTCATTGGACATACCGCTCCTCACAGAAGCAGAAGTACAGGAAGATGTTTGATAAGCTCATCCAACAGGCAGGGCTTAGCAACATCCAAGAGTACGAACTATCGTTGGTTATAAACAACCGAATGGACATAGACAATACAGTGATGTTGTTTAAGTTCTTTAACGATTCCCTTAAACACAACGGAGTAGTTCCTGATGACAGCCCTAAGTATTTTAAGCACTTAGAGATTATGTCCTCCAAGGAGATAGATAAAGACACCGCAATACTAAGCATATTTTACAGATGACACCATACTTTACAGACCCAGAAGTTAGAGCGCAGATAGATGCTGTATTGGAAGCCAACCATATAGCGGTTGCCTACCTCGGTTGCGACTCCACCAAGACAGAGCGAGAGAACATCAAGGTTGAAGAGCGTAAGTCGCTTAGAGCCATTAAGCACCTCGACCCTGAGTTTATAAATCGCTTGATTAGAGATTCCGACAAATGAGAATAGATGTAAAGGAGTTTAATGACCGCACTGCCTTCTCCAAGACCGTAGGCTATATTACGGAGGATTTAGGGAAAATGCTGGTGTGGATGGTTTACTCCATTATGAACACTTGGTTCAGAGACAAGGGCATCCCCAAGATTACAAAGGAAGAGATTGTAGGGAACGTTTTGCTGAAGATGGCAGAACGATACCTCGACAAGGTAGATGCCCAACGACAGCCCTATGCCTTTGCTATCCGAATGATACATAACCTGATAGTGGATGAGGTTCGCAGACTAAACTGGGCAGACCACCTGCTCGGTAGATGCACCACTTGGGTATCAGGAGAGGATGGTGTCGAACTGCAAAAAGCAATACTAACCCAATTAACAGAAGACAAAGATGATTGAAGTTGTTAAAATGATATTTCTCGGCATTATGTGCGGAATATACTACCACTACTCGTGGAGGTTCTTATACGAGAAAGGAATCATAGACTCCTATCTTAATTTTAAGCCCTTCTCCTGCGATGAATGCTACTCCCTGTGGCTTTCTATCATCCTGACTGCAATCGTGCTTGTAAGCCCAGCAGATACAGCCGTAGCCATTATCTCGATACCGACATCAATGGTTACATCAAAACTATTCTCAATGAACTACTGGGGTGATGGTAAGTAATAAAGCCAAAGCATTATCCTCTCCTGAGCATATACAGAAGTGTATGAAGGAAGGGAAGCACGCAGAAGACCTGTTCGCTATGGCAACAGGATTATCCATAGAGCATGGAGCGAATAACTACAACCATGTAGACTTTATGCTTGATGGTCAGTACGGAATCTACGGAGGTGTAGATGTGAAATCCAATAAGCCATCCTATAAGAAGGGGTTTATATTGGTCGAGATGATTTCCGTTAATGGTAAGGCAGGATGGGCATCTAAGAACTCCCATGCTGACTTTATCGCCTTTCAGATAGACACAGGGTTCTTTATTGTACCTAAGAACCTGCTCCGAGAGGCTACCATAAAGTTATGTGAGCCATTTGACCTGACTAAGGTGAAGAGAGCCAATAAGCTATCAGCAGAAGACCACCTCTATAAGTGGATAGGTCGTAAAGACCGAAAGGATGTGTTCACTTACATCAAAAAAGAAGACCTTAAACCCTATATCCAAGACATAATTTATATTGAACTATGAACAACTTAGAAGAAGAAATCCGCAAGTTGGTGATCCATACCATGGGTACGGAGACACCTAAGACGATGGAGCGCAGCTATCCTCGATGGAATGATGAAGACCTATCCTTCGATATGTACTTTAATCCTTATCGCCACACTTGGTCTACCGCCCTATCTGAAGCCTACACAGGCATCGTACACGAGAAGTTAGAGACTATGATTATTAGAGCCGTTAAGCAACAACTTAAAGCATTAGGACATGAAGATTGAAATCAGCGTACAAGAGCTTAGAGAGCTTGGCATCTTAGTAGAAGACACCCCTAAGGTCAAAGACTCCATAGTAAACAGCGTATTGGATAAGTACGTTACTCGCTCAGAGGTAGGTCAGAAGAAGTACAATACCAACCTTGACCGAACCGACCTTGCTCCATCCGACTGGTTGCTCCATGCTCAGGAGGAGGCTATGGACTTATCACTTTACTTAGAGAAATTAATTAAAACAGACAAATGAAATATATTGCTCCCCTACTGACCGTATTGTTTATCGGTCTTAAACTCACAGGCGTTATTGACTGGTCGTGGGTGATGGTTGTATCCCCCATATGGATGCCTTTAGTAGTCGTAATGGTGTTATATTCCATCTTGTTCCTATATTCCATCTTGTTCCTATCGAACCATTACACCGAACGTAAGCGCAAGAAGAATGCCTAAGATATACTATATCGAATGCGATGTAATCGTGTCTAAGAAGGTCAGGAATCGAGTCGTAGAGAGTAAGTATCGAGATTGGATAATAGCACCTACCGATGACCCTAATACCCTACCTGCTGATGACAGGCGCATCAATGCCCTTAGAAAGAGGCTTGGTGTAAAGGAGAAAGAAACCGTATCTTTTGGAAAGATACATTCAGTATTACCTTTGGATTAGCTTTACTTTTGTACCTAAACTGACAATAGAGAGTTGTCAGCCTTCGACCCCTTCCGTAGCGATATGGAGGGGGTTTTTAATTATATGATACCCTTGAGCAATCCCCTAAGCACAACCACGATAACGATACCGAGAATCACTAAGAACAGGTTGATTAGCTTATCTATGATGTCTCCGATGCTATTCTTGGTCTTCTCAATATCATCTACATCTACCACTACTCGGTCTACATACCTCACATCCTCCAAGTAGAACGTATCAGGAGGACAAACTCCGTTCAGTATAATCGTATCTGGCTTCATTTGAAGCGTTCTAACGATACTTCTCTCTTTTATGATAGTATCACCCCTAAAAATGACGATAGTGTCTGAGAAGGGCTTAAAATCGCTTATAAGGGTATCTCTAAGATATAAGGTGTCCTTGTCCGATAAGGAAGGGTTCAAATAGATAGCCTTCTTTACAAGTCTATGGCTACGTCTTACAGGGTCGCAAGAAGTAACCGCAGTAAGAAGCAGTAAGCCGATTAAGATACGTCTTAGTAGTACCAAGTTACGTTTTGTGGTTTAGTGGTGTCTATGTCAAGGTGGACAAACGATGCCCCAATTCCGATGCGAGTGATGCCATGCTCCTTAGCGAGGTGGATGATAGCGTTGCGCTGAGCCTTGGTCTTATACCTCACATCTACCGCACAATAGCAAGGATAGGTATGGGCTGAGTTTACAACCCCTCCTACTCGCTCATTATGGGTTTCAGTTCTTACTCCTGAGTTGATGATGAAAGCGAATCCTGCCTCTTCACGCATGGAATCCAACTTCGCCACCAATACAGGATGGATTAGTTCTCCGCTGCCTAAGTCGTCAGGAGAGGAGAACTCTGTTGTAGTGAAATAGGTAGCCGCTACCAATCCGATACCAGCTACCCACTTTCTTGCCTTATTAGATGGGACTACCTTCATCAGCTAATTTGGTTTTTAGCCAATAGCTTCTCGATGTTTGAGATGGTTTTTTGGATGTTGTCCAATATCTCGAAGATTCTGTTTGTAGTATTGGTATGCGTCTCCATATCCCTGCGTAAGTATTCAATGTCCTTAGCGTTGTCCTGAGTCTTATCTTGTGTTTCATTAATCTTGACCACAAGTTCTTTTAAGTCCTCACGAATAGAAGTGTACTTATCCCATAGCATCTTCCCAACTCCGCTAAGTATTAATACGCCAAGAGCTATCCCAATCTCAAGTCCTATCATCGCTAAAGTTATGTTATTATTCTACAATCTCTGCATCCTGAATGTCATCAGGAGTCCAAGTGCTATCGAGTTCTGCTACATATTCCATAGTAGCCTCTTCGTAGTTCTTGTGCTTTACAATAGCCCACTTATCTTCTACTGGATGTTTACGGGGTTCAGCCCATCGAGTAGTAGTACCATTGTAACCTTCTCCTGCGGTTACTGCACTGTCATAAGCAAGACATTCTGCTTCTGTGCCGATTAGATATCCTTGTGCCTGTATCATAATTTATTGATTAAAATTTTTATTATGTCTTTTATTAATAAGGTTTTGTTCTGCTATTGAATATGGATAATATCCATTTTTGTCATTTGAATAAGCGTAGTACCTGATAATGCTTAAAGAGCCTTTAACATATTTTGACAACTCTGAAACATCCTTGTAATAAACTCCAGTGTAAATATCTAAAACTGGCACAGATAAAGGTCTACCCTTTAAAGGTCTGCCTCTTGATTTTCCTGTTGACTTATATGTTCTTTCTTTTTTAACTGGCTCTAAATATCCACTTTCGGTAGTTTTACGGTATTTTGTATCATTATACATCCTATTACTTACTCTTTTCCAAAGAGCGTCTTTTTTCATTCCAGAATATTTAGCTGCTTCCTTTAAGCCAATATAATAAACGCCAGTTTCAATGTCGAGTATTATATCTGAAAACTTTTTTTTAAGTAAGTTGCTTCTTTTTTTAATCTTTTCTTTGTCAAACACAGAAGAATCAACACCATTAATTCCTTCACCCCCATCTGTCATATTCACTAAGCATCCAGTTCCATTATCTTTCCTCCCATACTCCTGTATAAGGAATATTTCTAACTCTTTTGCTTCTTCTCTGCTTATATCATCTGCAATAATTTCGGAAGAAAACCCATGCTTGTTTACAATATTATTCCAATAAGAATTTCTGTTACGCTTTGAGTTATGTCTATCTTTTCGGCTTCCAATACCCACATAAAACACCTCGCGTGTATCTAATCTATAATGTCTATATACAAATGGCATATACTAAAGATACGAAATTAAAACACAATCCGTCTGCGCTTGTCATAATTTATTGTTTAAGTTGTTATTTATTCTGTTGTATCAGGTTCAGGGAAGTATTCAGGATGCAACTCCTTGCACTTCTCCACCCATTCCGCAATCGCACTCGAACTTCCAAATACGTGCACTCCCATTGGAGGACACCAAACCAACGCGCTATCCCACGAACTCAAGGGCTCGCCATCCCATAAAACGTCCACGTGATAAGTGTCGCTCATTACGGGTGGAGTTACTTCGTTGCCTTCCTCATCGTATGTACCCTCTTGCAATACAAGATTTCCCAATCGAACGATGGCGTGATTGTGTGTAGGGTTGCCTTCTTCGTCTACCCCTAATGCGTTAATCTTCGTACTTGCCGCGCCTTTACTGCCGAACTCGTATTTTCTGAATGTTCTCATATTAGATAGTAGTTAGTGCTATTGCTTCTTCGTTTGATAGTGCAGTTGGGAATACCATAGCTTGATATGCTTTACCCAAAAAAGAATATGAACCCACATCGTTAAATCCATACCCTAATGATTGAAAAGTCCAAGCATCTGCAACACCGCTTCCTTGCGTTGTTGTTAACGCTCCGCCATCTTGGTAAAATGTAACCACATTAGATGCTCTTTTTACAAGGAATTTGTGTCTTGTATAAGGGGTTATGCTTCCGCCAACATATGTAGCTATTTCAGTTCCGCTATCGCTTGATAACTTACCTGATGCTCCTACATTACTTGTAATCCACCAATAAGCATTTGATGTGGTGCGACCTCCCATCAACATAGGTAATGGATTAAGGGGGTTGAACTCACCTTCAAAGTAAAGAGTAAAGTCTTCACCTGCTGCAAATGTAATAGGTGATGTTAATCGGTTTACACGACCTTCTCCACCCCTCGTCACACTCGTACCATAGGTAGGGATATATGAGGTAGGGTAGCTGCCTGCTTCTACTTGCCATCCGTAAACATAACCTCCTGAAGTCCCGTCTCCTGTAAATGTGCTTATACCACTATTTACTTGCTCATAGTTTTGGAAACGAATACCAATGTTATAAGTGTTTTGGGCAGCATCTGCTGAAGCCCAAATACGATACCATCCATTACCATAATCTTCAATATCGTAAGAATCATAATCGCTATCTGCATAAGTAATTGTACCCTCTTGAAGGTCTACACCTATGTTTGCTTGACCTGTTGAACCAATACCATTATTACGAATAAGCATATATCTATACTCTCCTTTCTTTGCAAAGATTGAAAAAGTATATGGGTTGCCTGTCGTGATTGAGCCTCCCTCAAAGATTCTATGATATGCATTGGTAGCAAAAGGAACTAATTTAAACGCATTAGAAACTCCCTCTGGAGAGGTGGCATCATTTGCTGTAATTGTTGTACCCTCATTATTTACCCAATGAGCAGTATTATTAAACTGCTCCGAAGATTCTGCTTGATTTGTCCGTTGAGGCTCAAGTAAAAGTGCTGGACAACTTGCCCCTCCGCTATAATCTATTCTCGGTAAGTCCTCTAAGATACCTGCTTGTGCAGTAGTCGCTCCCGTTTCTATGTAGTCGGTTGCTACTAAACCAACCTCTAATTGAGCGTCTTGGATGTATGTATTACCTACGCCATTTGTAATTCTTGCGTAATAAACTGTGCCAGTATTATTAGTCGTTACGCTACAACGATACCATCCATTCCCTATATCTATTATATTAGCACTAATAACACTACCAGTTGAACTGCCTAAACTTCCATCAGATAAATTAAAAAATTGTGCATTCGTTGAAGCAGATGTAAAAATGTCAATTCCAAAACTGGTAGATGTACCTTGTTTGGCATATATCGAAAATGTTGAAACTCCAGATTGTGAATAATCTTGATATAAAGAAAAAACCGTAGATGTGCTTTCTAATAACCACGCATCATTCGTTCCATCGTATCCTGCCTGCCCACTTGTTTCGGTACTGTTATTATTTGTCCAAGTAGTATCAAACTGATTTGATTGCAACAATAGATTCTCTCTACCCTTCTCAATTAACCCGTTCTCATCTACCCTCGTAGCAGCTAAATTGCTGCCTCGTGTAAAGGTGAAATCCCCAGTTCCATCGGTAGGCTTAACTGAATACAAAGTGCCATCCTTAGCACCGTCTGGAATCAATACTAAACTCGCATCATCGAATAAACTCATAATCTTTGTAGTGCTTTAATTTTACCGTAAGTACATTCTGCGCTACTGTACAAAATGCCGCCATCATCTTCTACTCTATGCTTGTATTGAGTATATGATACTGGGAAAGAGAATTGCCGATTAAGACCTTGGAAATGTGTACCTAAACTTATGTTCTTCATATCAATAGTTCTCTAAAAAGATGCCATCATCACACGAATTGCCTCCAGTATAGCTATTGCGAGGATAGTAAATCCCTGTCGAAGTTGTAGTTCCCTCTTCGTTATAACTGTCTTCATCTGTGCATCCATCTGCCTGCGTAATGTTGTATAATGCCTCTGTTTTATTTACGAATTTTTGTATCCGCATTTTAATGTATCCAGCCCTATCTTCCGCACTCTTAATCATCCTATCTGCGGTCTCCTCTGAGTTAGAGACAGTTCGCTCGATAGCCACAAACTCCATCAACTGCTTAGCCGTAGTAAAGACCAAATACATCTTGCATAATTCGTACAATTCCTCCTCATCAGCAGTCAATGCCTCTGCATCAATCTGAGCCTCTAAGTGGTCGTATAAGCACTTGCCTAATAAGTCAATAACGTCTAACTGCGCAATCTTAATCGTAGTCAAGATGTTCTTGCGCTCGATAGAAGAGGGGATAGGGAAGTTCTCGCTCAGGAAAACATCGTCTATAAACAATAGTGAAATCATTGTTGTATAGTTTTAGGGTCTACGGTATCTTCAGTTACAGCAGTATCAGTATCAGGGTCTGTATCAATGTCTACAATCTCGAACTGGATGTCTCCGTATCCTGAAATCTCCATCACATCATTTAACTTGCTCAACAGCAACTCACGAGTAGGCAATGTCTCCGTAGCTCGGAACATATTGAATCCCGCTCTCATCTCATCCGTAGAGGAGTTTAGCTTGCCTGAGCGTGTAACACCAAACAGGGCAGGAGAAGTGATGTTGTGAGCCGTTAGAATCTTGTTATCGGCTAACTCCGCCATAGTAGCTACAACCTTGTCTAAGTTCTTTGTATCAAGTACAGTAAACTTGGGAATCTCCTCTTCCTTCTTCACCCAAGAGATAAGCACCTGCTCACCATCTGTACCTGTGAAGTTCTCTTTGAAGCGGTCTGCCTCTTCCCGCTTCTGCTCATCGGTCATATTTCGACCTATAAACGAAGCCAGTACCTTAGGACTGAATCCGTTGCGAGTAGTGTTTAAGATATGCTGTCCAAACTCGAAGTCAGAAGAGATGAAGTAGTAAGCGGACAGGTAGTTAGGAACGGAGTAGATATCAACCGTAGAGTAGGGGTTTTTAATGTAAATAATCTCTTCCTTGTTGGCACTACCTTTCTTGTAGGCGTTAATCCTACGAGCTGCATTATTCATCAATCCCTCAGTACCTCTCTTGAAGGTTCTACGCACGATGAAGTGGTCTGCCTCGTTCTTAGAGTTCAACAATCCTACTCGAACCGAGTTATAGGGAAGAGCCTTCATCTGTATGATGCGGTCTTTCTTATCGTTCCATTTGATGTAGAGATATACCCCTCCGTAGTTATCGAAGTGGAATGCCATATCTTTAAACACCTTACGGATGCCATTACCTTGGCTCTCGCAGTTCTTATAGAAGGCATTGAACATCGTCTTCATCCCTCTGCGGATATCATCCTCATTGAACTCCATCGAGTTCCCAGCTACCATCTTAGCCTTCTTTACGATGATACCTGCGTGGGTAGTAGACTGCATTCTCAGCTTGTCTATCACCTCAGGGACATCATCATTCCGCCCAAAGCGGATGTACTCAAAGCCATCTGATGTCCTACGAACGTGATAACGCCCATTAAGCTCCTCTAAGGACTTAACTAATGGATTTGATGGTGTAGTATTAGTGGAGGCAGAAACGCCCATAGAAGGCTTAGGATTAAGCCATTCGGATAGGTTGCTCCGTACATTGTCGAGTAGTCCCATTATCCCATGTTTTTATGAGTCCACATATAGATATCAGAGCCTACGCAAATAGCCTCAAATACATCAATGCCGTTGTTGGTTACATTGGGGACAGTAGACCCTACTCCGTAGAATGTACCGCCTGTTACAGCAATCGAGTCTACGTTGTGAGAGTCTGCATTGGTTACGATAAAGTAGAACTTCTCCCCGTCTAACGCATTTTGAAGCGTTACATCGACATTTCCAGTCAGCGTGAAAGTAAACACATTACCAGTGCTTAAATCTACCGTTAGAGAGCCTGTAACGTTGCCTGCTGCAACCACAGGAGTGCGCACAAGGTTCTTTAAGGTAATCTTCTTTGTCGTAGCACTATCAACGATAGGGACAACATCAGATTGTACTGGAGTAGATAGCTCTACTAACTCACTAATCTTTTTATCTGCCATCAGATTTCAATTTCATTACCATCCTCCAATAACAAATGGAATCCATCCTCCATCAAGAGATGGTCGTTATAGGTAGGTAGGCTTTTAAGTTTAACTACATTACGATAAGCATCACTCCCCCCTTCGGCATCAGGTAATCCATCAAATACTTCTATCAAGGCATTAACGTATGTACTTCCGTTGTACTGCAACTCCACCAAATGCTCTCCGTAGGCAAGGGAATAAGTATCCAAGTCTACCTCAAGAGTAATGTAAGGAAAGCAGTTCGGAAGACCGTTCTCGTCAGATAACGATGATATAGTTAAGACTTCATCTCCCACTGTCTTATAGAAGATTAGCGTGAACAGACCATCTGTAACAAAGTCTTTGTCCTTAACGAATGTTAAGTATTGAATGCCTGTTTTGCTTAATCGTTTCATACCCTTTATATACGAAAAAGCCCCGCCATAAGGCAGGGCTAATATATTAACTGTGGGTGCTAATTAGAACGCAGCCATAGTGTTGAAGTCAGCCTCGTTGAGGAATTGGTAAGCCAATTCTCCTTCCGAACCTGTCAAAGTAAGTTGGTAACGGTTTTTCTCTGAACGACCAGTTCCTGAAGTACCGTCAATGCTTGCAGCATAAAGACCGAAATCAGCACCTACCAAGTGATAAGTTCCAGCAGCAGTTCCAACCAAAGCAACAAGCTCAACTCCCGCTTGACTCATGTCAGCAAGGGCTTGCATATTGCTAACGCTCATCAAAGGTACTTCTACCATGATAGTAGGAACAACCTCTTTAGTGCCATCAGCAGCGATGGTTACAACATCAGTAAATACAGACACACCATCTTTAGTATTAAATTCTACCTCATAGAAGGTAGTACCATTGGGGTCAGCAGTAGCTGATGATACGTCTATTGTACCATAATCGGCAGCAGTATAGTCTCGTTCGATTAAAACGCTACCAAGACCCTCGAAGCCACCGATGGTAGCTGCTCCTTTCTTGTAGCCAACATAGAGAGACTTGATGCCTCCAATGATATTCGCACAGTCATAAGTGATGCCCTGAAGGGCAGCTTGTGGAGTACACGCCATTTTATATAAGTTTTATAAGTTCGTAATTAGAAGAAAAAGGGGAGGATAACCTCCCCTATTCTATTATCAGGCAGTTGTCAAGTAAACAATGTGAGCAGGGTTCTTGAAGTCGAATCCTAACTTAAATTGTCCCCAAACATACAAGCTGTTCACACGAGCCTCATACTCATTCTGAATTGCAGTAGTATCTGCAAAGTCATCAGTAAGCATTACAAGGTTGCGAGGAGGAGTCATGATAACTGTATCCGCAGGCAACGAAGCGAAGTGAACAACAGGCATTCCCAAGTAAGTTGGGATTTCGCCACGAATGATACCCTCAGGAGTCTGAGTGTACTTGTCAGCGATAGCCAACTGATACGCTTGGAAAGCAGCAGTTCCCAAGTAGATAGTTGGCAAGAAAGAACGGTCAGCATCGCCATATACAGCAGCTAATACATCAGCAGGCATTGCTTTATAACCAGTTTCCAAAGCAGCCAAGATGTTAGACTCATCAATAGCAGAGATGGTGTCAGTGTTTACTGAAGCAGCATCAGCTCCGTTCTCGATAGCATCTACCAACTGAGTTCCAGCCTCAGCCAATACTTTAGAACCTACTAATTTAGCGAAGTAGTCAAATACCCAGTCAGCGAAGTCAGCATCCATTACTTCTTCGTTCAACTGACCTTGACGAAGCATCATTGAGCGATACTCGCTCTCCAATACGTTCTTGCAGTTTACAAAATCCCACTTGAAAGTCGATACCGACATTTCTTTCTCATCAATCTCAGCAGCGGATTGTGGGTCGAAAGTACAAAGGTCGCTTCCGAATGAGAGAGTAGCACCATAAATAGGAAGAGCTACTTTTGACTTAACACCATCTACGAGGGTGAAGTCGTTTACGATACGAGCAGACTTTACAATCTGGTCGATAAATTCTTCTGGTTTCCGATTATGCCATTCTAAACCAGCAGCTACACTTAAAGCCATGTTATATAAGTTTTATTAGTTTCTGTTAAATTAACGCTCTGTGAGTGATACCTCATATACGGTAGTTGCTCCAGCAGCAGTAGTTACTTCCAAACCGAGTTTAGAGTAATCATCTACGAAAATAAGTTTTACTGTGTCAGTACCGTTAAGCACTTCTACTTCCTCAGCAGCACCTACTTTAAGTAGATTTTTCTTTTTACCAAGTGTTACGTCAGCCATTGTTATTGAAATTTAGTAGTTATATACGAATTAATAGATTAAGATTAAATCATCAGCCGTAGTATTGGTAGAATACACACGAGTGATGCGACCTGCGAAGATGAATCCGTCAGGGACATTTTTGAATACCTCATCGTTTCCATCCTCACCAGCAATACGCAAATCGCCTCCCGTTCCAACGTAGATAGCGTTAGCCATATCCGTTAGGTCGGTAGAGTCATTAGGTGTTGCAGCAACCCACTTAGATGCGTTGTAGATGGATTGATTCGGCTCGATAGGGTTTACGAACTTAGCCATTTCTTATCGTTTGTAAGGGTTTTTAAGGAAAGCGTCAAGTTTCTTGTAGAAAGAAGCGTCAGTACGATTCAAGGTATGCACTACCTTTTGCTCTTCCTCTTTCTCCTCGCCTTCTTGCTCAGATAAAAGAGTCTGCTCAGCTTCCTCTTCGGACAACTCAACCTCTACTTCCTCAGAAGACATCTCTTCAGTTACCTCTTCAGTAACCTCAGCAACCGCTTCCTCAGGAGCAGAAACTTCTTCTTCAAAGACCTCGTTAGCCATCTCCTCTACTGGTTCTTCGACAACTTGTTCTCCTGAATCTTCTCCTGAAACTTCTGCCTCAGGTGATTCCTCAACTCCTTGTCCACCTTCCTCTGAAAGGCTCTCTTCAGTCTCCTCGATTGGCTCATTTGATTCTTCTTTTTGTTCAGACAGTTCAAGCATTTGTGCGAACAGTCCAACTGCTTTATTTAACTCAGATACCGTTAGCGTAAGCTCAGCAACTTGGTTGCCCAACTCCTCAATAGTGTCCGAGAACTTCTGTTCTTTTTCCATTGTTGGTATTAATTTTGATTTTAATTCGACACTGAAACCGTTAAGGTCTCCGTTTTTAACTCCTTCCTTGATGTACTCATCGTCTATCTTTGCTTTCATAAACATAGTACCTACTGGAAGGTCAAATCCGTATTTATTGGACTTGTCTTGTTCGTCTTCTTTAATCCAAGTCTCCAACATATAAACGCCATCAGCTCCGAAGCTATGCTCTATGTTGAAGTAGTTAAAGAAGCCATCCTTACTCATCTTGTATTGGATGTCTTTGATTGTCTCTTCTGTGAAGCGGATATAATATACCCCAAGCTCCTCTGAATATCTTTGAATAAGTTGGTTGGGGATAAGCATCGCTCCAACGATTTCACCTCTTTCTTCGTCTGCAAATGTGTATAGCGCAGTACGTTCTTCATCGCTCATATAAACAAAGTTAGACTTGATGGCAGGCTTGTTCACCAATGATACGGTGAATACTCCATGCTCAGAGTAGTCCTCTTTGTCTATGGCAATATCGTAAATAGGATAATCACGCATTACCTTTTCGTATTTGTTCCATTTTATTTATAGCCCAGTTTACACCTGAAGTTCCTCCCCAGATCAACCAAGCCACATATCCCCTATCTTTCCAAGGCTCTGACTTGTACTTAGGGTCTATCTTACTGTTCTCTCTATGGCGATTAAAAGCTGCCATACGAGCAACCGTAGACCTCGATAGAGGCTCTCTACTCGCTAATTGATTGGCTCTTGTCCAACCAACCCTTGTGCCGCCCTTAACTTCATCTCCGTACTCCTCACGCCACTTCAACGCCTTCTTAGCGTTGTTGGTAGCACTCTCTGGGTAGTCGCTATATGTTTTCTCAGCCATACCTTTTATATACGAATTAATTCGTCATATATCTAAAGTTAAACACCCACCTTGTAGTTAGAGCAACTGCTGTTGCAACTGATGTAAGCGTATGGTCTGACTGTGAAGTGCAGAAGTATAAGGTGTAATAGTCCGAGCCTGACTTCTTAATAGGAGTTAGCTTTAGAAATGCTTGGTCGAGGGTGAAGTCTACGTCTGTGAACTCGTTCGATATGGGGTATGGTAAGTTGTTCATCTTTAACGCTCCTACTCCAGTAGAAGAGGCTACCTCTACTACGCCAAAGACATGGACTATATTCCCAATCCTTTCGTAACGAAAATAATTAGCTTCATCTAATGTTATGCTACCTTCTTCCTCGCCTAAGAACTGGGGATAGAATATCCCTTTATCGTTCTCTATAATGTTAGGAATGGTCTTTGTACGATAAAAGTATTGCACTCCTGAATCTACGCCATAATAAGTTATGAAGTAGTCTTTCTGATTCTGTACTGGAATCATTACTGGAGCATAGTCCGAGTCAAAGTCTTTCTGCCTTATCCCTTTATATGTTGATACATACCCGTCTATCATCGACAGGGTCTTGTAATACTGGTCGGATGAGTCGAAGTAATTGTAGTAGGCTCTTGTACCGTCTACATCAAACCAAGCATAATAGCTTAGCGGAGAAGAGGTAGCCCAACTCGAAACACTGCCTTTTATTAGGCTCACATATTCATCTGCTGTATCAGTGAATGCTAATCCATTTCCTTCTGTATGCCATAGAGGCGTTTCATCGCCATCTGTTGCAGGACTCCTGAATATATTATACTCTGCAATAGGCATTGAAAAAACATCAAGCCCTGTCGCTAATAGGGTGCATGGTAGCGAATAGAAATCATCTTCATCTGAATCCAACAACTGCTTCTGGGATGGTTTAACAAAAACTTTTGAGTAATCATCGGTTGAGCCATCTACACTAAATCCGTAAGAGCCTGAAGACCCTTGAGCTATAATAAAGTTCTTTGAAGAATCGAACGAGGATATCCCCCACAAGTTTTCATTTAATGTTTCCCCGCCTTCTCCTGCCAATAATACGCCTTTTAATGTTGGCTGAGTAACTTCATCTTCAACTCCTGCAAAGTACGCATTATAAAGACCAAGAAATCCTCCTTCATTCTTTATCAGATACACATCATCTGCTACGTCAATAAATGCACACTTATCGTTTGTAGATGAGGCTACGGAAGTCATGCCTCTATAAAGGTTGTATAACTCTGTTATAACTCCTGCTGATGATATCTCTATTTCCCCATATTGTATTCCTGACACATAGCCTGAGCCTGATGTATTGAGAACTGTAAAGAAATACCTTATTCCGTTATCAGTAGACACCAAATGCCAATCACCAGCGAACTCATGCGTGGTTAAAGAGCCGAGCAATTTTATGTTTACAACTGACTGCTTTATCCCATTATCTATATAGATGTTGAATCCAGTGGAAGCAGATTTGTTGCAATAAGTTATGTAGTCAAAATAAGTTGTTGCGCGCCTATGCTTGGGTACTATGTTTGAAGTAGTATCGTAAGACAAATCACTTGCGCTACTATGGACTCCGAGAGGCTGCATAGTACCTGCATAGTATTCAGCTACGCCTCTCTCCGCCTTATTGTTGAAGTTGTTTAATGTCATATCTTCCTCAGTTTAATCCGAACCTTATCTTTCTCTTGTGTTAGGTCAAAGGAATCAATGCTCTCAATGATGCAGTCTCCGTATCCAAAGTCGTAGGTTTGTAATGGAGATAGTGTTTTAATATCTGCCTTGCTGAATACAAAGCTACCCTCAAATCCTACTGTTCCGAACATATTCTCAACGTACCATTTCCAGAACTTCTCGTAGGTAGTGGTTATAGTTGCAGGCTCAGGGTTCAAGACTCCATTCTCCTCTATTGCAAACTCTAAAGTGAGGTTGTTAGTTTGGTCTATCTGCTGGAATGTTGGCAGGATGAACGCGCTATTCTGCCTTGCCTTATATCGCACAAAGTCGTGTACGTTGGTAGAGTTGGCTATAAAGAAGTTAGCTGGATGTGGTGTTCCTACGGTGATTTTCTTTGTGTCATCCGACAAGAATCCTATCCTCATCCCATAGTCGCTAACCTGAAAGTTTTGGTTCTTAGAGTAGAAGCGCAAGAACTTCTCAGAAGGCGATAGTGGGTCTGTAAGCTCCGTAGCCTCTCCGTAATTAGTACCTGTTGCTAAAGAGAATGTAGAAGAGTAAGACAGGTCTTCATCTGAATCTTGGTCTAATACTTCATTTGGATATGTACCGAAAGCGTAATCCAACAGAACAATATCATCTTGTGCTTCGCCTTTCTCGTTTTGCAGTTCGATGCTCTTAACGTTTGGCAACTGCAAGTCTATGCTAAGCATCTCATCATCATCAAAGTTTGACTTGATGTTCTGTGCTGTTGCTGAGCGGATAAACTGCTCTGCAAAGTTATCGAAGTAGAACTCTCCATTTGAGTGGTTGTACCATCCTCCCATATTGAATCGACCCATGATGTCAATCAATATATCATACACAGATATATCTGCAAATGCTTTTACGTTCTCCTTAAAGTCTACCTCTTCGTAGTCAAAGGTAAGTGTGAAGAATGGGCTAAGCCTGAACTGGGGTATTCCCATTAAAGGATATTCTTTTGAAGCAGAAACAACTGATGTGTGATTTAATAATGCCCCATTTGAATAGCTGCTAAGTATATTTCTACTCGTAAATGTAAATGGAGCTCCAAGCGAATTAATTGATGTTCCAAACGTGAATGCCAAATTGGAGTAACCGCTTGTGTTTGACATATCAAAAACAGAAAGTCCTTGCAATAGCTGAGTAGCCCCAGTAGAGTTTTCTCTTCCAACATTAAATGCCTCGCCTTCTCCTGTAAGAACCCAAGCATAGTGAACTCTGTCCCCCATTCTGAGTTCTATGTCATCCGACTCATAGTTTACAGTGTCAGATGCAGCCCTTAGGAAGTTGTAGTATGTAACGCCACCAACCGTAGCGGAAGTGGAAGCTGAAGTAGAGAAATCTGTATGGTTGTATGTCTTTACAGGAATTAACTCTGGCTGACCATCATTAACGATAACCGCTAAGTTAAGTGTTAAATCACCAGTAAAAGATTGAAGACCTTGAATAAAAATTGATACAGTTTGAGTGCTGGGGTCAATATATGTTATGTTTAATTCAGGGACTGTCAGAGAGCCTGAAAATTTATAAGTCCCAGACCTGAGGACAAGGCTTTTGTAGCTTGTAAATATAGGGCTTGGTTCGTAAACAGACTGCTCCATAAATATGGCGAAGTTGTTTGTTACGTCAGTCCGTATATGATTTTGGCTGTAAGTTCCGTTGCTTCTTTTATAATTAAGCATATTCCCACTAATACTCGTGCCTTCTGGGAAGCCAGCAAGCATATATAGGTTTTTAAACTTCAACCTAACCTCGTCTTCTCTCAGTGCTGTGTTAAATCCATGATACCTCATAGGCATCTGGAAGTACAACTTGTCAGTGTCTATCCCTGATATGCTGTTATCAAAGAACTGAGAGTTAATCGTTTCCCCTGTAAAGTTCTCTATTCGGTCAATAAATTCGTTTACCTTAAACGCAGGTTGCAAATGCTGTATCCCATCTCCTCCTGCAAAGTCCTCGTTGTATCTATGGAGGGCTGCAACATTTAAGTTATCAAATCCGTTATAGTCCGTATATACATACCGCACGAAGTCGGAGTTGCTAATCAATGTCTCTACTCCGCCAAAGGTATCTGCTGGCTTAGCCAACTGAAAGTCATGGTCGAACTCACCTGCTGTAATCAGCTCGTGTAATTTGGTGTCTTTTAAGGTGTTTATGAATTGTTTTACCCTATCAACGAACCTTACCTCTATCGACTTATAAAGTGTCTGTATATTGGCTGAAACGACCTCTAAATAGCCGTCATATATCGTGTTAGAAGCCTCATCTTCTATCTGGCAATCGAATCGTTGTCCTGCGCTTAAAGAGGCTAAATTAACCCCTAATATCCCTGCGTTGTAGTCGTCAAATGGTAACTCGAATCTATCTGATATCGCTGCTTCTAAGCCTTCAATAGAACCAGCAGAATAATTAAGAGATAACCCAATCTTATAATCAGGAAATATGTGGAGCTTCTGCCCATTAACAATTATATTAGTTTCAGCAACCGCCATTTTAATTTATAACCCTTAATGAGTAGGAGGGCATTAAACGCCCATTGTTGTATGATACATTCGCTTGGCTGTCGAATACGACCTTTTCAGAAAACGAAGAAGGGTCTGAGCAGTCTGCAATGATAAGCGCAGGAGCTTGCGAAAGCAATCTTTGAAACTGATACTGTCCGTTGTTCGAGAATCCAAGTCGCTCATATTGAAATCTATTGGTGGTATAAACATCGACAAATTCGTCAGTCTCTGTGTTATAGCTTATATACGAATTGCCGTAGTAGGCGTGCTCTGTTACAAGACGTCTCTGGCAAGTAATATCTAAGTTAGGCTGGTTGACCAATGTATAGCCTGAAGTCGAGTAGTAAGAGCTGGTGAATAGGGTATCGTAATCGGTTAAGTCGTCATTGTATTGAATGGCGATAACCTCATCTCCAACCTCAGGTATTCCGTAATCCAAGCCCAATGCATTTTGCACCTTGTCGTAAACGATGTCAAATCCTCCATCTACGACATCCACTCCTGAAGAGGTAACGATTCCAATGATGTTTTTAATGACAACAAAGTCTCCTGCCTTAAGAACAAAAGGAGCAGTCGCCCCTGTCCCTGAAGAAAGCACGGGCTCTAAATTGCCCTTTACTATGTCTCCAGTCCCTGAATTATCTGTAAACTCGTCTATCTCTGACCGATACAGAACATTAAAGTAAAGTGATTGTCTTTCTAAAGCCATTACAATCTGGATTTCATTTTTTGATTAATACGCTCGTTGGACTTAGTCATCAACTCACGCTCTGATACATAAGCTCTAATTGGTTGGTTAAGGCGTTGCAACAGCATTGCATTGATGCGAGCAGACTCACCCATTCCCATAGCCCCTTCCATGCCTGTTAAGCCTCCGTTAGCGAAGTGCTTAAACATAGAGTTGTTTACCCTTCCGTAGGAGTTAATCTGCTCCAACATGGGTAGGTATTTAGCCGTAGCCTTCTTGTTCACGATGTACTCTCCGCCTTCCATCTCGTATCCTCCTACTCCCTGAACGGTGAATGGTACTCCGCCTTCTCTATGGCTACGCCCTTGAACCATACCCCCTTCCTCGAACTGGACAGGTATGAACTTCTGTGCTGAGATGATTCCTGCTTGCACAGCAGAGGCTGCTAATATGATTGCAGATTGAATCGGTTCAAACCCCCTCGAAGATATAGCTATTGCTGTGTCTATTGCTAAGTCTACTAATGCTCTTGCCTTGTCGGACTCGAACTGCTTCTTCTCAATCTCGTTTGTCTTCTGAATGCGCTCACGCTCCAACTGCTCTCTCTTGCGCTCGTATTCTGCTTGAGTGATGAGGTTGTTATTTACTAAGGATTGAAGCCTATCTTCCTCGTAGCTGTATCGAGCATCTACCGCCTCTTGTTCTGCCTGAAGCCTTCTCTGCGTTGCATCAAATGCAGCATCAGCTCCTGCTTCGGCTATCTCTCTTGATTGGTCTACTATAAGTTTTTTTATTGCTTTTTTACGCTCTTCTTCACTTTTGCCTACATCTTCAGGCTTTACCTCTGGGAAAAGGTTAGCGATTACTTTTTCTAATTCAGCCCTTAGAACTGGGTCATCTATTAACAAAATCGCTTTCTCCATTTCGTCATAGAAAAAACTTGATGCCGCACCCATCGTTATGTTGCCTGATTTTATTTGGTCTTCCAAGTATGATGCAGTAGACCTAAATGAATTTTCTATTTCTTTAGCAAGCAACTCTTGACTCGCTCCGCCAAATTCCAAATCGCCAGTCAGAAGTCTCTGAACGAACTTTTGATACTCGCCAAGAAGCCCAGATGCTTGTAATACTTGCAATGCCTCTTGATATTCCGCAGATAATCTTTCTGCTAATGGTATATCGCCTTCTTCAGTTGCCTGCATTAATTTTCTTTGCATCTCGTATAGCTCCCTAAATCCCTTAATGGTCTCTTCTGTATTATTTTTTGGCTCAAAGGATATATTTCTAAGCCTATTCAATAATTGACCATAAGACTCATCAAGTTTTTCAAGGTTAAGTATTTCCTGTTCCGTTAAGCCAGATGAATCGGCTAATTTTTTAGTTACAACATCTTGAGCGTTGGCTATTTGTTTAAGCAAAGAATCCCTTTCTTTATCTATGTCAACCCCTTTTAATGCTTTTTGAGAGAGTTCGTCTACTTGGTCTGTATATACTTTGGTTGCAGCTGATGCGTATGAAGTAGCTTTCTCTGTTTGTTGTATTTGAGCATTCATCTCCCTCAGATATCCTAACATAGCGTTAAAATCATTAGCATTTCCAGCGGACTCTAACAACGACTTAGCAAGTACAGCAGCTCTTTCGCTCGAAACACCAAATATCTCCTCTAAGTTTGCTCTCTCTAATACTTGAGCAAGACTTGCCGAAGTGTTCTGTGTATCGTATAGTATTTTTTCAAGCGACTCTACATTTTTCGAAGCCGTTTTTAACTCTTGCGAACTTAACCCTAATTCGTCAATAACGTTAAAAGCCCTATAAGTAGTCCCGCCCCCTAATAATTCAATTAAACCTATAACTATCTTAGTCCTTGAAATCCAGCTACCAAGGCTTATAAGTATGCTATCAATTGCTGCATTTAACCCTTTGACCTGACCTTCAAATGTGGAGTTTTGCCTTGCAGAAGCAATAGTCGCAGCCACAAGGCTCTCTTGAGCGTCTATCAATTTTCCTATTTCCTTTCTCTGGTCTACAAGCACAGATAAAGCACCAGCCGCTCTTTTACCTACCAACTCTTCAGCTTCAGATAACGTAATATTCTGCTCAGCCAAATCATCAAGCGTCTTAAGAAGAGTTCCTCCGTCAGCTCCAAGTTCGAGGAATATCTGCCGAAGACCTGTACCAGCTCTTGATGCTGTAATACCATTATTGGTAAGAACTCCAAGCAACGCCCCTGTCTCGTCAATAGAAACACCTAACGTAGACGCGATAGACGATGCGTACTGCATAGATGTAGCTAAAGTCTCCATAGACAACGCAGAGTTGTTTATTAGAGCAGTAAACGAGTTTGTAACCTCAAATGCTGAAGAAGCGTTTAAGCCGAATGCCTGTAACTGCTTACCTACAAACTGGGCAGCAGCACCTAAGTCAGAGCCAATAGCCTCTGCAAAACGAGCCACTGCCTCAGTAGAGTCTACTACCTCTTTGGTAGTAAATCCTAATCGAGATAGTTCTTTTTGTAGCTCAGCAATTTCAGATGCTGTGAATCGAGTAGTACCTGCTACATCAAATATAACGTTCTTAAATGTTTCTAAGTCTTGCGATGATACATCTGCGATAGCTTGAAGAGATTTTAAAGATGACTCAAACTCCATAGCCGCTCTTGCTGCATCTATGGTAAAGAAGCTAAACACCTTCTGTACAGCTTGTACTGCGTACATCGCAATGGTAAACTGAGCGACAATGTTTATCGCCCTACCTACACTTGATGCAAACGAACGAGTAGACTTAGAAGCCCCTTCTGTCTGCTTGCCTGCATTATTGGCGGCATTGCCTGTCTTCTTAATCTCGTCTCCTAAGCCTTTACTATTCTTAGACGCATCCTTTGCGCTTTTGTTGAAGTCCTTTGTAGTGTTGTTTAAGTTGTTTATCTGAGTTTGGATATTCTCCAACCCCTGTTGCGTAAACTTAACAACTACGTTTATAATCTTATGTGCTGTGTTCATTTTGTAATGCCTATTACTTTAGGGAATGCCCTGTATATTTCTCTCCAAACAGCCTCTCCTGTTGGGTCTGCTATTTCTTGTACGCTGAAGTAATCATAACTATCTTCGTCAATAAACCTTCTTACTGCGCTTTCCTTTCTGAATACTCCCTCAAACCATCCTGTCCCTCCGATTTCCTTTCCTCCGATATGACTGGAAGTAACCTTCCCTACAAAGACAGGGTCAGAAGGTACTGACTGTTTAGCCTTAGCCCAACGCATAATAGCCTTGTAATGCTCTCCGAACGTTTTTCCCTCTACCTTGAACCCTTTATCTAAGTCCTCACCATATCCCGCCATCTTGACATTTAAGGGGTAGGTATTGGATACAGAGTTAAATCCCTTACTAAACTTCCTTACTCCCGCTCTAACCCTAATCGAGTTCTTTAACTTGCCAGTAGCGTAATGACCATAATACTCCAATGCCTCGTACATATTGTTAGCGAGGTTGAAAGCAGCTATCTTTTTCCTGAATAGCGTATTGGAGGAAGCAGCAATGCTTCTTAGTACGGTGTCTTTGTTAAATTGTCTGACCCTCATTACTCAGTGGCTAAATCTGTATATCGGTATCTATGGAACTGAGCATTAACAGTAGCTACCGCAGCAGTTAGATTCTCCCCAGCATCATTCTGCTCGTTAGGAACAAACTCTGTATCGGTAATGGTAATGTCGTTATCTATCTGATAGAGGTACTCCTCAATCTCTCCTATGATATACATATTTGCCTCCTGCGACTTGATATGCGCAGTGAAGTCTAATCCTCTAACCTTATCCTGCACCACCATTCCAAAGCTCACCACATAGGTGTCGTTGTTTATCTCAAAGGTCAGAGGGAATAAAATAACTCTTCTGAATGCCTCCCCTAACTCAGGAATCCGAGATACATCGTCTACATAGACGAAGCTCTCTACCATGGTATGGGATTCGCAAAAGTTTTTAATAGATTTAGCAAGGTGGCTTAACTCATTCATAGAAAGGGTATTTTACCTACCCTTGATATACGAATTAGTTGGGGTGTTTAGCGTCTCATCTTTGCTTTAGATATAGCCTGTTGCTCCGCCATTCTCTGCTTCTCGACCTTAGCCAAGCCCTGTCGATAGCTTATCTCAGGAGCAATCATCTTCATAGGCATCAGCATCGTCTGCTCATACCTCGATATGTCCTCACCACTCAACTCCCTCACATAGCCGTACCAGTGCCAGTTGCGGTAAAAAGCAGTAGCCGAGTCATAGCCTCCATCATCACTGCCATCCGACTCATAGATAAACACATCCCTGTACTTCTTGAAATGGAAGTCCGCTCGCGCCTTCATAAAGTCATCAAACAGCCGAAAGATATACGGAATAGGCTCATCACCAATAGCCTCCCTATGCGCCATATTCCTCAACTCATCCTCATTGTCATACTCCTTCTCCGACAAAGGTCTTAACAACTCACTACAAATCAACACATAGACCGCTCTCATATCCCTCACATTCTGCAATGTACTCTCGATAGATATGAACTGGGCAAAGGTCATCTCCTCTATATCATTGTAGTATTTATACCGACTTGTCATAGGCTCGATGCTAAAAGACCCCGTCTGAAGCATTTTAAGCGTCTCTAAGAGACTTTTGTACTTTCGTAGGCTATCTACCTTACCCAAGCCTAAAAGTTGCTGTAATCGCTCTAAATCGATATCCTCGAGGTGGTCTTGTATCTTGAACCACTCATTAACGGTGATTAAACCCATGATGTATGTCCTCCATCCATTTCATTGAACGCACAATACGCAGCGTGAGCAAGACTCATCACCATGTCATCGTGCTTGCCATATGTATTGCTATATGAAATAATCCCTGTTCTGGTCTTCTTGCCACCATAGTCATACAACTCTGCTATCAGATTCTTTTCATCAGGAATCGTAATCCTGCGTTGCTCAAACAGCAGAATCAAGTTGTCTACTATCCTTGGCTTGCTCGTAGGCGTAACCAAGATAGACTCCACCTTAGAAGCGAACTTCTCATCCGCCATCAACTCATCAAATAGCAACTCGTTGTTGTTCATCTCGAAGTAACCCGCCTGTAACCACTCGTAGTGCTTATACACGAAGTTAATCAACCTCTGCTTGAACTCATCATACTTCATCTCCGAATTGCGGTAATGGAATCTATCTATATCCACTACATTATAGTCCTCGTCTATACAAGTAAGTACCGTATAATCCTGACTGATACCGATATCCATTCCGATGAATAACCTCTTGTTGGGGTTGTTTATTGGTGTTCTCTGTATGGCAAAATCTATCCCTGAGAATAACGCATGACTCGCCACAGGCTCACACAGGTACTCCTGACTGAACTGAACCTTCGTCATATTCTTGCGATTCGCCTCTACCACCTTCGTTACCTGAGGGTCATCCAAGTCCATATAAGTCCGCTTGATGCTCCGAATGGAATCTCTATTACCAACCTCTAAACCCCGCTTATACCAATCCCAATACCAATTCTTACCATTGAACGTAGAAGCCATTATAATCCTACCATTCGTCCTTGTAACCATCGGAAATAAGACCTCCTGAATGAAGCTCTCCTTGGTAAAAGCAGCCTCGTCAATATATATCCTATCCTGAGTCATACCCCTCAAATTATCCCCTGAGTCCGCACTCCGAAACCGCATCACACTCCCGTTATGGAAGAAGATGTTGTTGTACTTCCTATCGAACTTCTTGACTATCTGAGTGAAGATTTCAGGATACTCCTCGAAGTATTCCTCTATCTGTTGCTGTACCTTCAACGCTTGGTCTAAGATAGGGCTGACCCATAACACCTTAGCCTTGCTCCGATTCATGCAGTAGCTAAAAGCATCCATCATCATCATAAACGACTTACCTACCTGCCGACCATAAGCCAACAGCGTAACCATAGGAGCATCATCGCTATTGATAATCTCTAAAGCGTCTATCTGCGGTTTAGTCGGATGGTATAAAGTGACACTAACTACCTTGCTCATATATTTGTCCCTTTAAACCATATATACTTCCTATATAGTATATCATCTGATATCATATGTATTCAACCTTAATCCTCTATCTCCTCTATATCATCTGCATGGACATCTATGATGCCATTCTCCCTACGGCTCTTAGTCAAATCAATAGCTGCCGTTAGCTTCAGGTTGCGGTTCTCCGTTATCTTCTTAGAAGCAGCCAAATTGCCCTCTACCATCTTGTTCATCTGGTCAATCACCTTCACCGTAGCATTCACCAAGTGAACCAGCTTATCAGGGTCTGCCTCAGGACTATTCATCTCCGCTAACAGTTTCTCCCTAACCTCGTGCAAGTCATTTAAGTTCCGATACCGAGAGTAATCAAAGTTGTCATCTAACTTCTTCAACGTATACTCATACGCCTTTACAAACGTACTGTTCTCAGAGTTCAGAGTCCGCTTGTAATCCTCATACCGCATCCCGCTATTCTGACAAGCTAACTTCACACTGCCCGTCAGTATCAACTCATTCAAGAAGTCGCTCTGCAAAGGAGTTACCTCCCAGTAAGAATACTTAACCATGTCCTCTTTCTTCGGTCTACTCATCACTTAGACTTCTTTGGTCTACCCCTTCTCTTCTTTGGAGCTGATTCCTTCTTAGGGGGTTGCTTAACGTTCGCTTCGCTTCCGTTGGTCTCTACCTCCTGAGACTCCACCTCATGTCCTACACGAGGCAATACCGCCTTCTTCTTAAACACAGGTCTCCCATCTTGCGAATCTATAACCCTTACCTCCAAGCTACTACTTTCATCCCACACCACATCATAGTAATGCTTCAGTAAATTCGTCTGTGTCCGCCTAATGCAAGTACCACACCGACTCTTTACATTCTCCCACCTGCGGATAAACCGACCATTGTCCTTCAGCCAAGCATTGTGCTGCTCGAACATCTGACTCCTCAACGGCTCACTAACTGCAAACCGAGTCTCGCTTAAAGCAAGAACTAACTTCTCTAATTCTGTCATATCAATTCATTTGGATAAACAACGCCCGACCAGAAGACCGCGCCCCTTCAAGGATATACCTAAACTCTTCCGACTGAGCATAGAAGAATGCCATTACATCAATCAACTCCTCCTCATTGCCATGCTCTAAAGCCCATACTCCCTCAGATGACTTGCCGTCATACTGGATTCTAAAGTCTACGAATACTTCCTCTTGCTCTGCCATATTATCGTTTTAAGCTGATATACGATATTCCAAACCGCATTACGCAATACGACATAGGTTGCTATTATATAGTATATATATAATAGCAAAGGGACTTGTTTTTACATCCACCGCGCCCGCAATAAAGCCTAATTGCGCCCTCCCCTCTCCGTTTTCCGTCCCTTCAAATAAGGACTACACAGACCGTTTCCGCCCTTTGTAGTATCAATATACTACAGAAATAAGAAAGCCCCTCAAAGGGGCTAAAAACAGTCTTAAATTAGATGTTTCCCAGGTATTTATCTTTGTGGCTGTAGATCAAAAAGTATAGATATAAAAAAACGCCCCCTATTAATAGAGGGCGTGAGGTGGCTAAATTATTCCTTTCCTTTCCTTTCCTATGGATTGAGATCAATCCCAAATTGCTCGCAAAGGTCTATAAAATCCTCAATAGGTAAATATAAATTTCCAGTTTCGGCGGCGTACCTTTCTTTGCTCGGGCTATATTCGTTAAAGGTTTCTATAGATACATATCCGCCTGAATTGAATATATGTAATTCAATTAATACATATAAGCAATTATCTAAATTGTACACTTCCTCAAAGGTTAGCGTATCTATAGCGGGCTGTATCAATTGCTTAAAATTATCTTTGGTAATCATCTTAGTATATGTTTTGAATTAAGTAATCGATATCCTCAAAGGTTGCAAAGTTAACCGCATGCAATTCGGTCGCAATTTGTTTAGCTTCTGCAAAATTAGTCGCTTGAGGTACGCGAAATTCGTCGCCGTCGTATGTATGTAATTTGTTTAACTCAGGGGCGTATCTGTGCCTCTCAAGTGCAAATATTTCCTTTTTTTCTAAAATTAGCGACGCCGTAATAATATCTCGTATTATTTCTTTTTCCCCTTTGTAGGCAAGTGAGCCCCCTATAACATAGAAACCTTTAAACATTCCTTTCCCTCTAAATTTAGTAGCGCCCATTTTTTTAGCTATATGCGCTCCAATTTCGTATATCCTCGCGAGGTCTAATGGATCAATTAGGTAACGAGGGTTTCCATTCACGTCGTTTTTAATTCTAATTAGTGTAACGCCGAATAAAGATTGGTCTGAATAATACATAGTAAATTGAATTTAGAAATTAATAGTTAAAATAAAATTGTAAAAACTACAGCGACAAAACCGCCAAAAATAACCGCGCCGAATATAGCCGCGCTGATTGTCTCAAAGGTTAAATT